TTCTTGTTTTTCTTGTTCAGTCATTTTTGTTTTTGTGTTTTCCATTATTATTTGTTTTTAAATTGTTATTACTCTACTAATATAACCAAAATTTCTGAGAGTAAAAAACTTTTTGCTGTTTTTTTTTAAATTATTTTTAGTTGGTTACAATTATTATACCACATTGTTAGGTATAGTTTCATTTTATTTTGGGTTATGTCACTAATGCTTCTAAATATATTTAATAGTATCAGACACTAAAGTCTGAAAATTAAACCTATTTAATCATATGAATGTAAACGAAGTTATTACAAAACTGAAAGTGATGTTGGGTGCTGAAGAAGTTATCGAAGAAACTGTAGAAACTGCAGAAGTAAAGATGGCAGAAGCTGAATTAGTTGATGGAACTGAAGTCTATACTGAAGGCGAATTACAACCAGGAGCAATCCTTTTTGTGAGAGCTGGCGAAGGTGCAGATTCTGATCCATTTGCTCCTCAAGGCACGCACGAAACTACTGACGGTATGGTTATTACTGTTGGTGAATCTGGCGAAATCACAAACGTTGAAGACAAAGGTCAAGAAGAATCAGTTAAAGAAGAAGAAGAAACTTTCGAAGAAGAAGACAAGAAAGAAGAAAAAGAATTTGACGCTGAAGATCTAGTTGAAGCAATTGCTGAAATGTTAAAACCACAAGCAGAAGTAATCGAAGAACTAAAGAAAGAATTATCTGTATTAACAGAGAGATTCAATGTTGTAGCAAACGAAAGTGCTGCACCAAAGGTAACTACTAATACTTTTAAAGAGATATTAGATGACAAAAAATCAAAAGAAGCGTCTAGATTAACTAGATTAGCTGAATTGAGAAAAAAGTAAATTAAAAAAAATTAAATTTTATTATTATGGCATACGGATTTAACATCGCAGCGCTACCCGCGTATACAGATGAACTTTCAAATGAAATTATTGCGAAAAGCGTCCTAACTACGGACCTATTGCAATACCTAGATTTGCGAACAGGATACCAATCAGGGTCAATCGCAATAAACCTTGTTGACGCAGATTTACCTGTTTCAGCATTATCATGTGGATTTGACAATCCAGATGGTGAAATTACATACACTCAAGTTAACGTGGTGATTGAGTCTCTTCAATCGAAGACCGAGATCTGCATTGAGCAACTTCGCGACGTGTATCAAAGTGCTTTTATGTCGGCAGGAACTGGAAACGATGAGCTTCCATTCGAGCAGATCATATCAGACCAATACGCTGAGAAATTAACTAAATATAACGAAGGATTCTTGATTAACGGATTTGGAACTACTCCAGGTTTAAAAGCATTAATCACAGGTGCTAACGGTGCAACAGTTCCAGCAGGAGCAGCAGCATGGACGGTAGCAAATTGTGTGGATCAAGCGTTAGATTTATATGATGCAATCGACGAGTCAGTTAAAGACAGAGACGATTTAATCATGGTAATGAGTCCCGCGAACTATCGCACGCTAGTTAGAGGTCTCGTTGCGTCGAACCTTTATCATTTTGACTCAGTTTCTGGTAACGAAATTGTAATGTTACCTGGAACAAACGTTAGATTAGTAAAATCTAGTGGTTTAGTAGGATCGGACAACGTATTTGCCGGCGCAGGAAAGATGATTCTTGCAGCAACAGGTTTACAAGACGAAATGGATAATTTTGTTTGGTTTTATGACCAAGGAGCAGATATAATGAAGTTCAGAGCCGCGTGGAGGCTCGGTGTCGGAGTTGGACAAGTAAATCTTTTCGCAACTAACGATTTAGCATAATCACAAACTAAAAAAAACCTATATTAATTATGGCATGCAGCAATATTACTAGTGGAGTCCTAAACGGATGTTCTACTAATCAAGGTGGACTAGAAGCAATCTTTATTGCAAACGGTCCTACAGAATCTTTTGTTGAATCTAACGGCACAGTGACAAGTATCACAGTCGGTGGATCAGCATTAACTGCTGCTGATTTTTTCAAGTTTGAGGTTCCAAGAACGACATCATCAATTACAGAAACTGTAACTGGAGATGTAGCACAAGGAACTGTAACATATGCACAATCAGCAGTGATGGTGTTAAACCAAATGCAAGCGGCAACTAGAGATCAATTACAATTAATCTTTGAAGCAACATCTATGATCGTTGTAGCAAAAGACAATAATGGTAGATATTGGTCACTTGGTTTAGAACGTGGAGCATACGGAGAGACATCAGCAAACACATCAGGTGTAGCATATCAAGACGCTAACAAGTATGAAATTACTATTGGCGCTATTGAAGCAAAACCTATGTTTGAAGTAGATGGTAGCATCGTGGAAGCGTAATCTTTTACAGACTAAATATTTAAAGGGAATCCTAACGGGTTCCCTTTTTTTATGTTAAAAGAATAGGATCTATTGGTGAATAACCTTTAGAAAGTGGAAGTCTTTGAAAACTTTGATAGAGTCCATCCTTTTCTATTCCATATCGAAAGGTTCTATTGTTAAAGGTGATCTCGGGCATATAGGATGCATATAGGAAGGTTTCTCTACCTCGTATTGGATTATATAGCGATGGAACAAAGAGTTCACCAGAGAGTGAATATTTAACATCAATGAAAATGTGTTGTTCGAATCCTAGTTTAACTATTTCTTCTAATAACCAGTTAATTCTTTGAGGTATATTAGGTCCTGTAATGATAATATCTAAATCTTGAGTGTCTCCTTCTTCTAAAATACCACCACATACCCATGCATTATATTCTGGTATGCATAATTCGCCAATGCTACGCAATGCGTTATCTACGCTATTTAAACCATTTAGCGTTTTCCACTGCATTTCGGTGTAATCACCGTATTTAACAAGTCTTTTATACATACTATATCTATCTCCTTTACAACTCAGACTATTTTTATATTTAATAGTAAAGATACTAACTATATGACATTAACAGTAAATTCAACTTTAGAAACACTTTCAGTTAACTCTACAGATATTCCAGCAACTGGAAAGTTTGTATTGATGAGCGGTCTTTCTAGAGAACCAGAAGAACTAGATTATACTAGAACTTTACAAAACGCTAGATATTCTACAATAGATATTACTTTTCCTGCAGATTTTAAAGATAGACATGCTAATGGTGTGTATTACTATTCTATAAATTCAAATAACATAGCATACGAAAAGGGTTATATAAAACTAGTAACCGTCCCAGGTGGCGAAATTAATCAAAAGCCTTTTAATTCAGGCGCAGTGACAGAAGAAAGAGAATCTGTCGTGTATTATAGACCAACGTATTAATATGAAAAAGAAACTACCAAATTTAAATGAAGGAATTTACTCAGTATCAGGGCATCAATTTGCTGCACCTGCTCTTCCTGTCATTAAAGAAATTCGTAACAAAGATTACATGTATTATGGAGAAGCTAATCTTTTTCCACAAAGACTAATTGAACTATATGATTCATCTGCAATGCACCATACATGTGCACAAGCAGTAAAAGATGGAATATATGGTGAAGGTTTAGATCTAATAGGTGATGAATACATTAACCAAAAAGGAGAAACTATTGATGAGATCTTTGAAAAGATTACATTAGACTATACATTATTCCAAGGTTATGCTTTAAACGTTATATGGAATAAAGAAGGAACACAGATTGCAGAAATGTATCACCTTCCTTTCGCCAACGTTCGAAGCGGGAAGAAGAACGAAGAGGACGAAGTCGAAGAGTATTATTACTCAAGTGATTGGAGTAACCTCAGAAAATACAAAGAAATGCCATATAGAGCATTTGATGTAACAGATAACAAAGGTGACAATGCTTCACAAATCTATTACTGTTTTAACTACACACCAGGAAACGATGTATATCCTCTTCCTTCGTATGTAGGTGGTTTAAACGATATTTTACTGGATCATAAAGTTAGTAGGTTCCATGTAAATAATATTTCAAACGGACTTGCTCCTTCTCTTTTCATTAAAATGAGAAATGGTATTCCAGATCCAGATTCTAGAAGAAGTATCTACAAAGAAATTGAA